GATGGATCTAGAACAACACCACTGCTCATCAATGGAATGTATGGGCAATAGAATGCTGCCGCGTCAGTTTCGCTAGAACCCTTATAACCAACCAATACAGGTGTTGTATCAGGAGCGTAAGAGTCAACGAACACACGCATAGCGCCGTTCAATGTACCAACAAACTTAGTGTTTGTAGGTGCTTCAAATGTACCTTCTGTTGTACGTGCAAATGCAGAAGTTGTAGCAGACTGAAGAACAGTCAATGCCGCAGAAGAAACAACAGCCCAGTTACCAGCGCCACGACGAGTGCGTTGAGCGATCAAGTTAGCAACACGGTTGATAAGAACAGCCAAAGCAGCGTGTTCGTCACCAACGTAAGTAGCAGTACCAGAAACAGTAGCCTGGTTGTATGTGTACTCTGTAGTAGCCAATGTACGTAGAGACAATAGAATTTCTTGGTCGATTTCAGCAGTAATTTCTTGTGCTAGAGCGGCCATGATTTCTGCTTCAACGTCAATACCATGCTGGCTTTGAGCGTCTTGAGCCGCTTCAAATGTCCAACGTGCTTGCAACTTACGTGACTTGGCTTCAACGGCCTGACGCAAGATTTGAACGCTGATCTGACGACCACCGTTGCCTTCTAGAGCCGCTGTGTTGTTACCAGTATAACCAGTAGCAGTAGCGTCATTAGATGGCTGACGTGAATATGCCTGAGCGATAGTGAATGGGCTCAATGCTTCTTGACCAGCAGTAACGCTAGTTGCGGCAGCAGAGTTGTCCACTAAGTTTTGTGCATAACGTACACGTAGTGTATGGATCTGACCAACTGGGCCAGTCATCGGCTGAACACCAACCAACTCGTTAGCGATAACTGTTGGCATTACACGACGGATAACTGGAAGAATAACGCGGTTTAGAGTAGCGATATTACCAGATGTTGTTGTACCTGCTGTAGATTCAGCAAGTAACTGTTTTTTGGTGTTTTCTAAGATAACACCCATTGTTGAGCGGCGTGTGCCTTTTAAGCCTTCTAACAGGGCCTCTTTGGTTTCGCCCCAACGGCTTTCTAATAGAACTTTTGACATTTTTAATTTCTCCTATAGATGTCGTTTTTTTATAGCCCTGCCAGACGCTTGAGGTCGATAACGTTACTGTTATCTTCGACTTCAACTTCTTGTTTGGCAGATTTATCACCAGTTACTTCTGAAATTTTTGATTCTGAAATAATTGCCTTTGCAGACTTTTTATCAGTACCAGTATTCAAAACTGCTGGTAGATACTTATCGAAAGCGGCTTGTAGACGTGGTGTCTGTACGCTTTCTAGTAAGTTGCGCATTGTACCTGCTTTTTCCTCATTTAGAGTAGATAGCAAATCAGTCATGGTCTTCTCACGAAGGTTAGACTCTTTAATAATGCGAACTTCACGTTCTTTACTTTCCACTAATTTCTTAGTGTCGTTAACTTGTTTTTGTGATTCTGCTAATTGAACATCTTTCTCTGCTAATTGTTGCATTAGTTTACGTGTTTCTTGTTTCTCACTTAGATGAGTTACAGAGAATTCACTTGCGAAAGATTCAAAGATACGGCGACCAAAGTTATTTTCTTTAGCAACTTTGATATCTTCTTTCAATTGGCTCATTTCACCCTTTAATTGACCTGCTACAGCAGTAGACAATTTCTTAGCAGATTCAGCAACAAAACGTGCCTTCAATGCTTCTAATTGTTTACGTCCTTCAGCAACTAACTTGACCTTTGCTTCAACAACTGCTTGTTTGTCTTGTGCGAATTCTTTGATTTCACGAGCCAAAGCGTGAACAATAAATTGTTCCAACTTTTGCTGACTTTCTTTAGCAATTACACGGTCAGCACGTAGTTCTTTAATTTCTTCGGCTAGTTTAGTAACCATGAAACTGTTGAACTTTGTTGCAGATTCTTGTAATTTTTGTTGCGCTTTAACGCGGTCTTCGTTCATTGCTTGCTTCTCAGCACGAAATTCTTCAATTTCTTCTGATAGGCTTTCTGTAACCATTTTGTCAAGGGCTTCAACCATCACGATTCTGTCATGTTCATAACGTTGTGCGAACTCCTCATGAAGTTCAGCACGAACTTGTTGGCGAGCCTCATTCAACTTAGATTCCCAGGCTTCATTTAATTGAACCCCGATATCTTCGTTGATAAGTCCACTTTCAAGTAATGGCTTGATAGCATCAAACATGCTGTTTCCCCTTTATTTGATTTTGAGATCCTTGATAAGGCGCATTACTTCCTCTTTCAAGAATTTCTCAACTTTTTTGTCGCCCTGAACATCTCTTGCAATATCCAACATTTTATGACCATGACGCATATTCATCATGCCTTCATAAATTGCTTTAGGATACGCATTAGGTGCGCTAGGTTGAGCAACAATATCCACAGTGACTATTTCAAAGTCACTCACTTTGCCGTCATAATCGTTCACGTTACCGCTACCACGACTAGAAACGCCTAGTTTAACACCCGAATCCAACATAGTAGCAACTAGTTGCCCCATTGGAGTCGGTAAAATCTTTAATTTGCCGAAGCCATTAGCACCGTCCATCCACATAGATGTAATCATATGAGATACACGGTCTAAATTAATCTTAAGGTCATCTGGGTGGTCAACTTCGCCGAGAACGGAGTGACCAGTAGCAATCTGCTCGTTTAGAGTTTGTACAGCAGTTTCAATTTCGGAAACGGGGTAAATACGCTCATTTGCGTTCTTTACCCCGCCCTGGATAAAAATCCCCTTCATATAAAGGGACTTTTTGCTGCCTTCACCTTCACTTTCAACCACGATATTAGCGCGGTCAAATGAGAGGTGCTCTTTGAGATACAAAGCCATTGCTCTCAGATCCTTATCTTACAATCTTCTTTACAGTCTTTTTAGACTCAGCAACTGGGCTCTTTACCTTACCTGCTTCGTCTTTAGTGACTGGCTTAGGTGCAGATTCGCCTTTATCTTTGAAGTTGTCCTTACCAGGAGCATTCTTGAAAGTGCCAGCACCTTTAACTTGTGTTTCGCCCTTAGCACCGTAGTTGCTAGGACCCTTTGGGCTTGTTGGAACTGATTCTGAAGCACCAGAGAATTTAACTGGCTTAGAATCCATACCCGCTTGGCCGGAGTTTTGTAGACCTGGGCTCTTTGTTTGAGCACCATCGTCACCACCGATTTTAGAACCGTATAGACCTGGAACGTTCTTTAAATTAACGTTTTCCATCATTGCTTCTTCTTCACCTGCATCTGCAAAATCTTCTTCTGCATCACCCATGTCTTCTTCGCCGGCGGCGAAATCTTCTTCACCGTCAACTTCAGCATCATCACCTGCCATGATATCTTCAAATTCAGCCATTAGTTGGTCTAGTTTATCTTCTAGATCAACAACACGGTCTTCTAGGTCTTCTTCACCACCTTCTTCACCACCGAATTCATCATCTTCACCTGCTTCGATATCAATAACTTCATCTTCACCGGAATCGATATCTAGGTCGTCGTCTTCACCTTCAGACATACCTTCTTCTTCAACATCGATTTCGTCTAGTAGGTCACCGACTTGTCCGCCCATGCCTTCTTCTAATTCTTCATCCATCATTGATTCATAAATTTCGCGGGATTTCTCGACCACGATATCATGAAACAATGCTTTCGCTTGTTCTTCGTCCTCATTAATAATTAAATTAATAAGTTGTTCAAATTTTTTGTTATCCATTGTTTGTCTCCTGAA